ATACTGCACTGCATTGGTACACATAAAGTCGGACATGCCGTTGATGTCGTACTTATTCCACATCGACGGGCGAGTGTAGATCATCACAGCACGCCGAGAGTCGGGGTTCTTCTTCAACTCGTCGACCACGTTGTCGTACTGGCTACCATTCATCGGCGACCAGATACACCAGCCGTAGTTTGAGTTGATGAAGCCCTCCTTATCAGCAACCTGCTTCCAGATAGCCGGAGGGCCATCTGGAATATCGTTCACATTGAGTGACATAGACTCGTACCAAGCCAACTCACGAGCTACATAGTCATGATTGACTTTACCAAAGATAGCAGGTTCGTCGGCCACGAAAGCAGCCGAACGAATCTCGAGCATTTTGACACCGGACTTATCGGTGACATAGAGTTCGTTATCTCTGAGGTACTTGAACTCTTCTCGGATATTCTTGACGTAGTTAAGATGCAGCATTGCCAACCTTTCTATTCATGAAGTCACGATCTGATTCTTGGCCGTCAATCTTGCCACGAAGATAGGATACGAAGAACGACGAGTAGTTAATCAGGTCCTTGGCAGAATCCTCGAGGGATTCGAAGTTGGGCTGATAGTTGGGATCGTTCTGCATGGCTTCCATGACCGACTGCATGCGAAGCATCTTGGCGGTCATAATGTCATGAATGGTCAGGCAACCATTCGGATAGTAGTCTGATTGCCTGATGCGAGAATTGGGGTTCTGATAGTCATTGGCCTTCTTGTTCTGAAGGTCTATGCACTCTTGGAGTACTGATACTGAGTGTCGCTGTTCCATGCTGTATTTTTCCCAAACTGTATTTCTTCATTGATTAAGCAGTGACCATTTCGGATTGCATTAGTATGATAGTACACGAGCTTATCTTCTTTATCCGTCTTATACTTAGACGGTTTGAGATACCTCATGAAAGTCCTAGCGCCCGCGACTAAGAGATAATTAACCTCAAAATGAGAACCGTGATCTATGATTCTTGCACAGGCTATGGCATCAACGAGGTCAATGTGCTTAAAAAGAGTTTTAAATGCTTCTCTAGGATAAGAAAACCATATTGCGACTCCACCACCAGGTTGATCTTGTGTCCAGCGCTTAGTCTCAACTTTCTTTCCAGTTAGCTTGTGAATCAAATCATAAGCAAATGATTCCGGATTTTTCTTATCGTGTTCGAGTGGATTAAGCATAAAGATGTCGGGATAAGCGTAAACCAGTGCATCCTCGATAGCTATATTCTTAGTGTCCTCGAATACCTGTTCTAGAGTTCTACCCTTTCTTTGTTCTGGATTAGCATGTATATTCATAGACACAGTCGTTATTCTTTTTATAAGTTCTGGAGTCTTGGGTAAGATGATGCTTTCTTTAGTGAAGATGGTATCTGCCAGTTCTTTGATAAAATTCATGATCAATCCTCGAAGATCTTTGTGAATAGGCCGTGATTACCCTCGTGAGAGGGTGCTTTCCAGCCTTCCGGTTTGATAAGGTCTGGAAGACCGAGAGGATTAGGACGCGACTCCTTTACACCAGGGCGCTTCTCCATATTAGCCATGTAGACCTCGTGCCAAGCCTTGTACGGATCTACTTCAAATGAGTCCAGTGTGCCGATAGCGACCACACATAGATCGATGAGAGCATCGACGACGTCCTCGGCATTAGTCGCCGACTTCAACTCGTCTAGCTCTTCTTGCAAGAAATTAGCACGGAATTCGAGGAACTTCTTAAGCTTCTCTTTATCCATGCCTTCAACAACTGTAGGTACACCATACTTCTTATGCATGGTGTTAATATCTGATGGCCAGTCTCTACTCATATAATCCACTCCGGAGGTTGTCTATTTTTCCACTTATGAAGTTTTGATTTACCCATCTTATAATAGTTTTTATAATTTGTACATGGGTCTTCGCTAATAATATATTCCGGAGCCATGCATGAGGGCATAGCTGACCAGTCATATTGTTCTAGGTTCTTAGGAGGTGATTGAAGGTAATAAGCCAGCTCGTAGCACTTGTGCCGCTTCTCATATCGATACGTGTACTCATCCAATAGAGCATACATGTGATCCGATAGCCAATTGTAATTCTCAATCGAGGATCGACACCAGATTGCAGAAGGGTGATTAACATGAGTGGCTTGGTACATGATCTGCTCTCGCTGATCGGGAAGGATCCATCGCTTTACCTTGCGGTAGCGGGCAGGTAGAGAGCCCTCTACGTACTTCTCCTGAACTTTTTCCATGCCGTCTAATAAGCGATGAGCCGTAGACAGCAGCTGTGCCGACTCAACGATCATCTTAACCACGTGCTTATCCACCATCCAGCGCGCGGCTTGCACTGGATCGTGGTCTAGGTAGAAGATATTCATGCAGCTTTCCACTTCTTGAAAGCGAGCTCCTTGTGATACCGATTAGCCCTAGAATAGAAGGGAATACCGTCGAGGAAGTCCAGCTCGTGCTGAAACTGCCTAGCCGTCATGCCAGTGAAAGTATCCGTTCTGACTTGGCCATTCGGGGTCGCGAAACGAACTCGAATGTGTTGCGATCTTTTTATCTTAACAAGAAGCCCTAAAAATGTCAAGGCCGTTTCTTCAAGTAATACAAGTGCTTCGCCCGGTTGGACAATCTTTGGATTGAAGCATACGAAGTTCTCAGGATAACCTCGCATCGCAAAAATGCGATATGGAACACCCACTTGATTGGCAGATATGCTCATGGCATTGTTATCATACATGAACTTGATCAAGTCCCTCGAGAACTCAATTGGATCGAAGGGTGGGTTTTTGAAGTCAAATAGCTGGCATGGAGTAGTCAGGATGGGGTCGTTGTGATCTACTAGTTTCATGATGCAATCCTCGAGAAGTTCTGCTTCTTTTCAAACTTGATGACGCTGTCGAACTTATCACTTATCTGATCGGTCTTGTGACTAATGATAAAGGTATTAGTATCGACGGTGATTTGGTTTAGTATCTTCATGAATTCCTCTATTCCAGTAGAGTCGAGGGAACTGTCGAATACCTCGTCCATGATGAGGATGTTGGTATTGATCGAGTTACGCATCTTTGCCACTGCTCTCCACGTAAAGAGAATAGCCAAGTTGATGCGCATCTTCTCTCCTTCCGAGAAAGAAGAGTAGCTGAACTCGTCCCTAAATCGGGACTTAATGGTCTCGTTGAACTCTTCATCTAGTTCGAACTGAACTAAGAATTCCATAGCCGCTAAGTACTTGTTAATGAGCTTGTTAATAATTGGTACGTACTGCTTGATGATTCGGGACTTAATGCCACCGTCTTTCAACAGAGACCCGGCTGCTCCGAGAACAATTCGATCTTCTTCGAGATTCGTAGATTTTTGATCGAGATCCTTAAGTTCTTTCTCGAGGTCGACTAGCTTACTGTCGTCCCTCTCTTCATTGGTCTTCTTAATAGACCTGATCTCCTCTTTGAGAGTACTTTCATACTCCTCGAGTGACTCAATCTTAGCTCTGAGCTTGTGTATCTCCATCTTGTTCTTCTGAATCTCGGTATGAACTTCAGCTATCTTATTGAACTTATCGAGAGTAGAGTTGTACTGAAAGTCGAGTTGTTCCAATCCGGAGTTGATCTCTTCAATGCTTATATTCCTAGTAGCAATGGCCTCGCATTGAAATTCCTCGCCAATGACTCTCTGACATGTAGGGCAGCTATCGTGATCGCTAAAGAACTTGATCTCTTTATTGAGGAGATTAAGCTTTGCTTTTATCTGGTGCTTCAGAGTCTCTAGACTGGTCATCTTAGTACTGACTCGATTCTCATCGGTCAAGTTCTGCTCTAACTCATTAATTAGTACTTCGTATCCATTATACTCAACATTCATCTCTTCCAATTGAGAGAAGACGGTCTTCAATCTATCTTTCTTCTCGGCTATGATGACTTCATTGTTGTTCTGCATCTCGATAAGGTGCTGGCGAATTAACTTGATCTTCTCGCCAACTACCCTCTTCTCAGAAGAAACTTCTGAGAGTGTATCCCTATTCTCATTGATCTTTACTTTCAAGAGATTGTTCATGACAGTAAAGATCTGCAGGTCAAGTAAGTCCTCAATGATGTCCCTGCGCTGCCCAGGTGGAAGCTGCATGAATGGCTGGAAAGTAGCGGATCCTAATACTACTACCTGAGAGAAAGACTTGTGACTGATCTTGAGGATGTGCTTCTCGAGAATCTCCTGATAGTCCTTCATCTCGGCAGATTGATTTAACAGAACATCATTCTGATAGACCTCAAATATATTCGGCCTCATGCCACGCACGATCTTGTAGCTATTGGGAGCTATCTCAAACTCTACTTCAACTACGAGGTCCTTACGTGTAATCGAGTTAATAAGTTGAGGCTTATTAACCTTGCGGAATGGCCTGCTGAAGAGGACATATGACAAAGCATCTAGGATAGTGGATTTACCAGATCCATTCTCACCGATGATGAGAGTGGTTGTATTGGCATCCAATTCTAGTTCCGTGAATATGTTACCCGTCGACAGGAAGTTCTTGTATCGAAGCTTCTTGAAGTTTATCATTCTATAGTCAGCGCCTCACTGTAGAGATTCACGATGGTAGTCTCGAGTTTTTGCTTATTCACACTCGGAAAGTCGATCTGATCAATGTACTTCTTAAAGATGTCGATCGTGGACTCGGCCTCATTGACAATGTTGTTGTCATCTTCCAATCCGAGATTGAGGTGATCCTCGACTACCTGAACTGAGTAGGGACCA